GCTGCCCACGCAGACCCTGTATAGACCTTCATCGCGTTAGACGAAGTATTAAAGTATAAAGCGCCTGTTAGTAAAGCGTTGCCGTCATTATCTACAGTAGGGTCAGATGATTTATCACCTAAGTAACGATCGTCAAAGTTGTCATAAGTAGTTGCTGCTGCTGCGGCAGAACTAGCTGCTGCTGTAGCTGAGTTACCTGCATTTGTAGCAGAAGTAGCTGCGCCACTAGCAGAGCTAGAAGCGGCAGACGCTGACGTCGCTGCTGCTGCGGCTGATGTAGCTGCCGAGGTAGCACTGCCTAGTATCGAGTCTGTGTAGGCTTTTGTGGCTACGTCTTGAGCAGCAGTAGGGTCACCTGCTCCTGTGATCTTGTTAGTACCCATCGCTAGAGCGCCAGACATTGTACCGCCTGTCAGGTTTAGCTTTGTCGCGAGGGATGTGTTGATTTCTGTCTTAGTGAAGACATCTGTTAATCCGTAACCACTAACAGTAGTAGGGTTAGTACCGCCTGTAATACGACCATAAGCATCTGTAGTTACTGACCTGTATGTAGCTGCTGTAACACCACTTGTTGCTAAGTCTATGTTATCTGCATTTACTACTATTCGCGAAGCAGCGGCAGTACCTACATCAAGCGTGTTGCCTGATTTGGTCATACCTGCACCCGCAATAACCTGACCCGCTCCTGAGAACTGAACCCAAGTAACTGCTGTGCTACCTAACGTACCACCTGCCACTATAGAAGCTACGAAGCCATTGTTTGCATTAGCTGTACCGTCTTCTACAAAGCTATAAGCATTGACTAACTCGTCCCAAGTATTTGCGTCTGCGGAACGCGCCCATCCACTAGCTGCTGCAACGTAAATACCATTCTCTTCTGCGCTAGTTTGATCTTTAACTAATACACGATCACCCGCTATAACAGACACACCGTCTATAGTCTGTGCGCCACTTAGCGTAATGTTGGCTGTAGTACCTGCACGACACGATGCCTTCGCGTCCAATCCTTGTACAGAGTTGTCTACATATATCTTAGTTGCTGCGTCTTGCGCTGCGGTAGGATCAGCCAAACCTGTAATCTTAGCCGCACCCATAGCGATAGCACCTGACATAGTACCGCCAGACAGATTTAACTTAGTAGCATCTGCTGTATCTACATAGCCTTTAGTAGCTGCGTCATTAGTATTAGTAGGAGACGCGAGGTTGGTGATGGTTGCCGATGTTCCGGCATTCATGTCTAAGCCACCGTTAATAGTGACGTTAGTAAACGTAGAAGTACCTGATGAGGCAGTGACGTTACCAGTGACATCACCTGTCACGTTGCCAGTTACATTGCCTGTAACAACGCCTGTAATGTTACCTGTGACGTTACCTGTGACGTTACCTACTACGTTGCCTGTCAGACCTCCTACAAAGCCTGAAGTAGCCGTTACTGTGCTACCTCGTACCGTAGATGCGGTTGTAGCACCGATGGGCGTAGAGTTAATTGTGCCGCCTGTAACAACTGCGTTGCTAGATGCAAAAGTACCGTTGGCTGTTAGAGTGCCTGATACAGTCGCAGTAGTGGTTGTAATGGTAGAGGGATTAGTGCCTAGCTCTACAATAGCGGCAGACGCATTCTCTGTGAATATACGCTTGTCAGTTACGTTGACCGCAAGCTCGCCTTTAACCAAGTCACTCGTATTTGGTACGGCTGCAGCGGTAGAGCTATTCTTGGTTACTATGACTGTCATAATTTAGTCCTATCGAGTCTTGAAATACATTGTAATTTCAAAGGCTAGCCGTATTTGTTTATAAGAAGGTTTAGTCCACATAATTATCACCTACCATTTAACTTTGTCAGCCCAGTAGGCTGCGGAACACTTGCCTTTAGCGATGTTCTTAGCGTGTCTTGCTTTAAATGATTTGCGTCTTGCTTTTTCGGATGCTGTGTCAGGATTTTTACCTGCGCCTTTAACACCTTGTTGTCCAAATCTAATTGTCTTTACTGAGTCGTCTGCGCATTTTGCTAAAACAACATGACTCTTTGTAGGATGGTTAGGAGTACGTTTTGGCTTGTTATACCCACTAACGCCTAACTTGGTTATTCTGGGGTCTTTTTTACTCATAAAGAAAAGGAGAGACAGCTCCGAAGAACTGCCTCCCCAACTCCTATCTAGGCATTTACGTTCATGATAAATGCAGAATCAGGACGGAGTGCTTTAACACCGTACAGCTGATCGGCAGTATACAAGTTGGCAAGCCACTCTTGCTTGTACTGCGTCTGCGAACGAACACCCATCTGCTCCGCTAACACGAACGTGTCTTTGTGGAGGAGCAATGCAGCTTTGAGTTCGCCACCCGCTGAGTTAGCAGAAGCTGTTTCTGAAACAGCGCAGTTGGTAGATACAAATACGTCAATGCCGTACAAGTTACCAATCTTGCCATTTTCTACAGGTGCGCCACTAACAAAGTCAGAAGACACGTAACGATCAACACCCATAATTGCATTACGCAATGAAGGCGGTATTACAAAGCAACGGTTATCAAAAGGAACGTCTGCATCGTCCATCTTTTGAATCAAGTCACGGAAACACGCATCAGTAAAGACATCTGCTGTTGTAACTGTGTCTGTAGCATAAGCAGTAAGACCTGTAGACGCATCACAATAGAACGAAGCTGTGTTAACGTAAGAGTTTTGTGCGTTACCTAAGTCTTTTGCAAGTGCGTGTAGATCAGTGTCTACTTGACGAGCAAGTGCATAACCTGCGTCACCAGTGTAGAACTGACGTAGGCTAGACAAAGCCTGTACTTCAGTAATGTCTTCAATGAGACGTGAATACTCGAAGTGCTTGTCAATGAGTACAGGTACGTTGCCTTCAGTGTTGCCTTGGATACTAACGGCAGTGCCTGAAGTCTTAGCTACAGCTTCGCCACGAACAGGAGCAGGGATATTGATAGTATCGCCTTTCTTGCCTGTCATGCCCATCTTCTTTACTAGGTTAGCAAGTACGAGGCTCTTCTCATACGCTGCACGTACCTCATCACTCCAAATTTCTGGAATAAATGTTGCTGCTTTGGTGTTATTTACAACACCCCCTTGAGCGGGATATACTGATGTAGTCATCTTATTTCTTCCTTAGTTATTTAATCATTTAACGCGCCCCTCTTGATAAGCCACCATTATTTCATCTGACATGGCTGAATATCTATCAGGGTCGTTTTTCATTAGTTTAATAATGTCTGCACGCCTAAAGATTTTCTTACTATTTGTCTGCGTTCCTGAAGCTCCTCCGGTAGATGCACTCTTAACGGTAGCATTTCTACTAGACTTTTCAGCATTTACAGTTTGACCAATCAATGCTTTACGATCTTTCCACAGACTGAATATCTCGTCAGCTGCTTCATAATCAAAGTTTCGATCAGCTTGTTGCAACAGTTTAGTCCTAAACGAACTCTCACCAACCCAACTAACAAAAGCAGAGTCTTGCAACACTTCAGCCATATCAGGGTGTTTATCCTTTAACATAGCTTGTGCGCTTGACTTCTTCATATCCGTAGAAGTTCTTTGAGCTTCTCGGACAGCAGGGTGATTGTCTATTGCTTTCTGTATTGCCTTTTCAGGATCAGAAAAGTAATCAATCTCTTCGTCTACAGGTTCTTCTTTACTTGAGGATTGTGACATTACAAACTCATCAACAACCTTGCGTAGCTCACCTACCTCACCACTCTGACGACCAAGCATACGCTCAGCCTCTTGGTGCATTTGTACAAGCTCAGCAGCACTCTTGTTGCGATACTTGTCCGGTACGTTGTCTTCTTCACTAGGTTGCTCTTCCGAGGCTAGTGCGTCTAACTGTTCTACGTTGTCGTCTTCTTGTCGTCCTGTTTCTTCATCTATCAGTGTAGCCATTATTAAAACTCCGTGATTAAATCATTATGGAGATTGATGGACTTGTGAGGCTCTTACGAGTTGTCCTCACGTTTTTCGCGTCTAATTTGATCTTCTCTATTCTTTGCCCACTTCATAGTAGACCCCGGAAAATGTCCTGATATAGGGTCTAGTGTGCATTGAACAGCGGAAACCATCTTAGTCGCTGTTTTGCCGCAGGTAGAACACTCTGTTTCCCTTACCTCTTCGTCAATAAAGCGCTCAGTGACGTGTTGGTCTGGGCAGAGAAATTCATAGATACGCCTAGTCATCCTGCGCTTCCTCTTTAAGGACATCTAAAGTTGAATCTACCGTATGTGGCAAGTTCAGTATTAGATTTGCTATGTTCAGCTGTCCCTT